TTTTCACTATAAACATTCAAGGGGTTTTTAAGACTTTTGAGGGAGAGCTTGAAAATATAGCCTCTATTTATGTTGAGGTTTTAGGTGGTTCAAGGACTGAGCTAGCTGAAATCATAGGAAAACAAAGGGAAGTTTTAGCAAAAGCAATACAAAAAGCTAAAGAGGATGCAGAGCATGAAATAGAGATAGCTGTAGATGATTATAAACAAGTTAGGAACAGAGGAGAGAGAAAATAGAAATATAAAATTATTTGTATTACAAATATAAATAAACTACATTTGTAATACAAATAAATATAAGTTATGGCGAAATTAAAATATAATGAAGAAACAAAAATAATATCTTTTAGAGTTCCTGTTTCTAAGATTCCAATTATTAAAAAAAGTGTAAATAAATTATTATTTGAATTTAAGATTTTAGTTGATAATGAAAGACAAATAATTGAATTTCCTAAATCTTTATTTAAAAAAAATAATTCTTTAGATAAAGAATTACCAAAATATACTGAATATTATAATTTTGAAAATAAATGTGATTGTTTTATAGATGCATCTGGTTTTATAAGAAGGGGTAAAATAAAATGCAATAAAACTAAAATGCAACATAAATTTTAATAATTAAGTATATGAAAAATTGTAAAGAATGTAATAAGGAGTTTGGGGGTATAAATCATTTTGGATCTAGTAAATATTGTAGTGATAATTGTAGGGGTGAGGTAAGGAAAAGAGTAAATTTAATATGTAAAGAAAGGGCTAAAAAAAAAATAAATGATGGTGATGTTGATTTTATCGCTAAAACCATATTTAAAAAATATAAACAAAAAGCACCTTATAGAAATTTAGAGTTTAATTTAAGTTTAGAATTTTTTAAAAAAAATGTAAATGCTCCTTGTTATTATTGTGGTGAATTAATAGTAAAAGTTGGTTTTGATCGTTTAAATAATTCATTAGGATATACTGAATTAAACTCAGTACCATGTTGTCAAGTTTGTAATTTCATGAAAGGAACTTTGACAGAGAATGAATTTAATTTAAAATGCGCCACTATTTATAAACATAAATTAAAACTATGTTAGAGGATTTATTTAAAAGGGCTTATTTGAGCATCCATGATAAAATTTACAATTACAAAACTATTAGATTAAATCCTAGTACATGGGTAGAGGGAAACATTTATTTAACTCCAGATTTATCTAGGTTTACTGGTCCGTATAAATATGATATTTCTCCATACACTAGGGAGGTAATAGATAATTTAGATCCTACATCTCCAGTAGAAATGACTGCAGTAATGAAATGCGCTCAGAGTGGTTTTACTATGGGTGTGATAGTTCCAGGAATAGCTTATATAATTTCTGAGAGTCCAGCATCTATTTTATATACTGCTGCAGATAAAGAGCTGGTACAGTTATCAGTTAGGACCAGATTAGATCCTATTTTAAATAGCTCAGGTTTATCTCATTTGATTAGGCCTAATGTAATTAAAAAGAAAAACCAAAGAACAGGAGATACAGATTTTAGTAAAGAATTTGCTGGAGGCTCATTAACTGCATTAGGGGTTAACAATCCTAATAAATGGAGGCAGTACTCAGTAAAGTATATTTTTGCGGATGATTGGGATTCTGCTCCAAAGGCAGATAAAAAAGAGGGTTCTGTTAGAAGTTTGATAGAGAATAGAGCTAAATCATTTGGATCTATGAAAAAAATATTTTACATATCTACTCCTACGACAAAAAACAGTAGTAATATAGAGGAAGTTTTTGAGTTGGGAGATCAAAGAAAATGGAACTGGTGCTGTCCTAATTGTGAGGAGTTCATACCTATTGAGTGGCGTATAAATAAAGAGGATGGATATTATGCAGGAATTAAATGGGAGGTAAATAAAGAGGGGGAATTAATAAAAGATTCTGTACATTATGAGTGTCAAAATTGCGGAGGTCATATTTTAGAAAAGGAAAAGTATAAATTAAATTTAGGGGGTAAATGGATACCAACTGCAAAGCCAAAAAGGGAAAATTATAGAAGTTATATTTTAAATGCTTTGGTTATTCCTCCAGGCTTTGATAGTTGGATAGATTTAATTTCACAATGGTTAGAGGCTAATCCTGCTAATGATATTATAGATGAGGGAAAATTAAAAGCTTTTGTAAATACTCAACTAGGGCAAACATGGGAGGAGAAAGGGTCATCTCCTAAAGTAACTGATTTAATGAATAATGTTAGGAGTTATGAGTGTGGTACCATTCCGGATAATACAATAGACTCAGATGGAAATGGAAAAGTATTATTATTAACATTATCATGTGATTTAGGTGGGGTTATGGAAACGCACAATGAGGATGTTAGAATTGACTGGGAAATAAGAGCACATACATCTACAGGGGTAACATATTCTATAAATCATGGTAGTATAGGTACATTTAAAAGGAGTAGAAGAAAAAATAAAAAAGAAAGGGAAAATGAAAGTGAAAGAGATAAATGGACTTATTCACATGGTCAAAATTTTAGTGTATGGCCTGAGTTGCAGAAAATAATAGAAGCTAATTATATAGGACAAAGTGGAGATGCGTATAATATTGATATGACAGTTATAGATACAGGGCATTTCACTAAGTTAACAAATGAGTTTATAAATATTCAAAATAATCCTTTTATAGTTGGTGTTAAAGGATATGGAGAAACTGAATATAGAAGTTTATCAAAAGATACGCCTGTAATTAAAAGATCAAGAGAGCAGGGAGGTAGATTATATATTTTGCAAGTAAATCAATTAAAAGATATGCTAGCTGCTAATATGAAATTAAAGGAGGGTATGGATGGTTTTCAGCCTAGTGGATTTATGAATTTTCCTCAGCCAGAAAAGAATAAATATAATATGAGGACATATTTCTCTCATTACGAGGGGGAGCATAGAGTAGAGGAAGTTAAAGGAGATTCAGTTGTAGGGTTTGCATGGAAGAAAAAAAACAGTTCAGTAGAAAATCACTTTTTTGATGTTGCTGTTTATGATATTGCATCAAAAGAGATTTATCTGGATATTTTAAGAAAACAAAGCCCTAAGTATTCTAAATTAACATGGGAGGATTTTGTTAATGCATTTGGATAGTAAATAAATATTTTGTACGTTTACAATCAAATTAAATAAAAACACTATTAAAAACAGTAACTAACTAAAATTTAAGTTTATGAAAAGAGTATAATAATTATTAAACATGTTGGGGAACATAACTAAAAGACCATTCAATTTAATTTGAATGGTTTTTTTTTGTAGTTTTGTAAGTGATAAAAATATAAATTATGAATGATAATTTTTACAGTATTAGTCAATACATCCAATGTAAAACAACTTTAGCGGCTAAAATTGCTGCTATTGATGCTCTTATAGATGCAATGGAGTTAACTCTTTTAGAGTCTATAGGTAGCGCAAATTATGGGGAGTATCAGTTGGATGATGGTCAAATGAAAGTTAGAACTGTTTACAGAAGTCCAGCAGATGTTACTAGAGGTGTTTTAGAATTGGAGAAATTAAAATTTAGGTATGTAAATAGATACAATGGGCGCACTAATGTATTGAGAGGAGGAAATTTATAAATATAAAATATGAAAATACTAGGTTTAGAAATTAATTTAAGTAAAAAAGAAACTCCAAATATACAGCCAGATTCTAGCGTATATGGAGGAAATCAAATTATAGGGATTCAATATCCAATTATAACACGTACATTTGATGGAGAGAAAACTCCAGGAGAGCTAGGAGTAGTTATTAATTCAGTTCCAGACTATCAGCGTTTAAGACTGAGAGCCTATGATGCCGAGATAAAAACAGATATAGTTAAAATTCTAACTGGTAAGTTTTTTAAATGGGTAGTCGGATCTGGATTAAAATTACAAAGCGAGCCAAACAAAACTCTTTTAGAGTCGGAGGGTATTTCTGAAAACTGGCCAGAAGTTCAGAAAATAACAGAGGCTAGATTTCAAGCATTTGCAAAATCAAAACACTCAGATTTTTCTAAAATGGTTAATTTACATGCAAAAGCTTTAGATGCATATAAGACAGCTTTTTTAGGTGGGGATGCTTTAGTAGTTTGCAGAATTGAAAATAACAATTTAAATGTGCAGGTTATAGATGGCCAGCATATTAAAGATCCTGTAGGAGATAAAGTTTTAATGGATGGAGTTAAATCTAGAGGAAATCATGTAAAGCATGGTATTGAGTTTAATTCCAGAGGAGAGCATGTAGCATTTTTTATTTATACATTAGATCCATTAAAATTAGTGGGTAAATACGAAAGGATACAAGCTAAAGGAGATAAATCTGATAGGAAATTAGCATGGTTAATTTATGGAGAAAAAAACAGAGTGGACCATGTTAGAGGTATTCCTGCAATTTCTCAAATCCTAGAAAAGTTAAATAAGCTAGATAGATTTACTGAGGCATCTGTATCAAAAGCAGAGCAGGGAGCTAATATCGTTTACTCTATAGAGCATGATGATAATAGTACTGGAGAGAATCCAATGGATAAGGTAATGATGGCTAAAGCTAAACTAGTTTCAAATGTTGCTGATCCTTATACTTTAGCTGATGGACTTGCAAACAAGATAACAGAAACTACATCAAATCAAACTTATAATATGCCTATAGGGGCTAAATTAAAGTCATTTGATACCTTATCTCAAGGAGATTTTGAGAAGTTTTACAATCCTATATTTAACTCTCTTTGTGCATCTGTAGATGTTCCTCCAGAGGTGGCTATGCAAATGTATAACTCTAATTATAGTGCATCTAGAGCCGCTATAAATTCATGGGGTTATATTATCTCAATTTACAGAGATAAGTTTTCTGATGATTTCTATAAACCTATTTATAGTTTATGGCTAGAGTTAGAAATTTTAAAAGGAAAAATTAATTTATCTGGTTATATTGTAGCATTAACAAAAAAGGATCATATAGTTATTGAGTCTTATGCTAATTGTAGATTTTTAGGAAAAAATATGCCTCATATAGATCCATTAAAAGAAATCAAAGCAGTTAGAGAAATGTTAGGAACTGATGGAGCTACTCCTTTAATTTCACATGAGCAGGCTGCAGAGGCTTTAAATGTTGGGGATTTTTCAGAGAATTATGCAAAATATTTAGAGGAGGATAAGGGAATAGTTAAACCGGTAATAGTTGAACCAATAATACAAAGATAAAAATGGCATTACAAAAAAACAGAGTAGTTAATTCTAACAGAGCATGGGATGCTGGTAGGGTTTATAAGGTAAATGAAGTGGTACAAATTGCAGGTGTAGTTTACCAAAATTTGACAGGAGGAAACTCTGATCCATTGTTACTAGTTGACTGGGTTGTAGTTTATCAGGATGTAGGATTAGTTTACTCTCAATCTGAGGTGGATGCTTTTTTGGTTGATAAAATTAATGTTTTAGATACAGGATGGGAGGAAATGGAGGATACGGTTCACTTGGTAGGAAGCCCTCAATTGTTAACCGCTGGCAATACTGCGAATTTATCAAATAATAAAGGAGTTTTAAGAAATAATATTTTACCATTTGGAGTAACAACTTTTTTTGATTCTGCTACATCAAAATTAACGCCTGCTTTAGAGAATGATTTTTATCAGGTAGATTTAATGTTTAAGGTTAAGAATTCTGTACTTAGTGGACATTTTGATGTATGGGTAGATATAACGGGTATAGGCGAAAGGTTTAGACAGAGTAGGATTTGTCCTAAAACGGCTAATACGGAAACTAATATAAATATTTCTTTTAGTCATTTTACATCGGATTTGTTTGCTTTAAATGGAGGTGTAATTAAAATAGAGGCTATTACTGGAAATTTAGAGATTTATGATAAGCAATTTAGAATAGTAAGAGTTATAAAAGGTAGATAATTATGAGTTGTACAAATTTTAAGGATGTAATTAGAGGAGATAGTTTAGGAGAGAAAAACATCTCTATAAAAAACGGACTAATACCAATAGATTTAACTGGTGTTTTAATTAAATGCCAGTTTAGAACTGAAATCAAAACAGGAACTTTAGTAAAAGAAATTACTGAGGCTAGTGGGATAGATATTTATGATGCTGTAAATGGTTTATTTAGAGTAAATGATTTTATAGTAGACTGGGAATCTGGGATATGTTTTTATGATTTTCAATTTACCTTTACTGATGGAAAAATAAAAACTTATATAAGTGGTTTTTTTAATGTTATACAAGATGTAACACAAAATAGTTAATTATGCCAGATGAGGTAATAAATGTAGTTATAGAGGACCAAGTAGAGCAAATTAATATAAATGTTAATGATTTCTCTACTTCTAAAATAATTAGTACAGATGTGGGTAATGCTGCTGAGTTAGGAACTGATGGAGGTATTTTTGTTCCTCCAAGTGCAGGAGGTGGAGTTACATCTGCTTTTGGTAGGACAGGGGATGTAGTAGCTGAGGATGGAGATTATGATACTAGTTTAGTTACTGAGGTTACAGATAAAAAATATGTTACAGATTCAGAAAAACTAGTATTAGCTAATACATCAGGAAATAATACAGGGGATCAGGATTTAAGCGGTTTAGAGCCTGCATTTTCTAAAAATACAGCTTTTAATAAAAACTTTGGATCTATTGCTGATACAGTTGTAGAGGGTAATGATTCTAGGATGAGTGATAGTAGAAATCCTTTAGCTCATACACATACTAAAAGTGATGTAGTTGGCTTAGTTGCTGATTTAGGGAATAAGTTAGACAAAGACATATCAACTTTACCAGCAGTATCTTTACCTTTAGTAGACTCAGATAAGTTAATAGTTAATAGAGGTGGTGTAGATTATTCAGTTGATAAAAGTGAGTTTTTTAAACAACAATACGTCGATGTTTCAGTATCAACATATACGATAACAAGTGCTGACCATAATAAGATTTTCAGAATTCACACAACTTGTACGATAACAATTCCAAGTGGGCTAAGAACAGATTTCACTTGTACGGGATTAAATGATAACGGAGTAGTTACGAATTTCGCATTAGGAGTAGGTGTAACGAGTTCAACTAATTCAGATGGAACAACATTGGGAAGTGGCAAAATGTTTGCTTTGATAATGACTAACATTGCTAACACAATTAGCATTAAAGGGGAATTGATATAATGAACGCACTACACACTTTAATATTTGGTAAGAAACATTTTAGCCCATTAAGTTTAAATTTAGCGGCTTATATAACTTCTTTTAATGGGGTTGTATTAAGCGGAACTGATGTTGTTAGCTTAACAGACTTGACAGGGAATGGGAATACTTTTTTAACTGCTGGAAGCCCGCAAATATTAGGAAGCGGAATTAACGGGGTTCAATCAATTGTTTTTAATGGTACAAATAGAATTTATAGAGAACTACCATTAGTTGGTATTACAGCAAATACTAATAGAAGTTCCTTTGTTGTTTATAAAATAACTGATACAAATGGAGTGATTTATCATAATATAGTTATATGCGGTGTTGACTCATATACATCACCTGGTACTGAATACCAACATTTTTATAATGTAAATTCTACAAATGATTTTATAAATAATTTTTCAGTAAATACTTTAGATAGTACAAGTACATCTGGTCAGCTTTTAGACTCATATGCAATTTTTGAAAAAACAGCAGCGGGAGTTTCTAAGTTAAATGTTAATAGTATTTTATCAACTGGTTCTGGTGTTCAAAATATAGCTAATAAAGGAATATATATAGGTCAATGGTACGGTAGGGGTGCAAAAATGTTATTTTGTGAATATGGTGTTAGAAATGGAAATTTCACAACTGACGAAATAGCCAATTTAAAGGCTTATTTTAAATCAAAATATAATATAAATTAAATAAATAATAGCGGGGCTGGTAAATTCTATCCTTTTTAAACAAAAAAAATATGGCAAAATTAAGAAGTACAATAAAAATTCCTTGCTTTTCTTACAATAGATTTGTGAAGAAGCACATAGAAACAGAAATGATTGAAAAAATAGAATCCCGAACTTCTACGAGTAGAAAATTTATAATTGTAGATAATGCGGTGGAATTAGTTTCAATTCCTATTTATAATGAAGATATGGAAGTTGTGGGAAATTCTGACTATTGGAGAAAAGTAGCAGAAATAAGGCGTAAGGAATTTATAGTTGATACAGTTTCCGTATGGTTTAGAGAAACTTTAAAAAGATTGTACTTTCAACAAAATGGAGGGAATACAACTTTATCCGCATTAACAGAACCATTAATTAACAAAACAAGGCTTGTAAGTTTAAAGGCAAGCAATTTGAAAGTTTTTGAAGATAGTGTAAAAAAAGTAGACC